TTTCTAAGAATCTACTACGGACGAGTGAAAGAATATCTTTCATCTCTTCCAGAATCTTAATTATCCACTAATATTTTCAGACCAGCACTGGTGTGGTGGTCTGATTTTGATACCCAATTTTCAACCTGTATAAAATTTTCAATGTTCTTTCAATTTAGCCTTGACTTTTTATTTGCAGGCTTACTTAAATAAAAGAAATCAGGTCAATATCCAGATGCTTTTCAATTGCTTTAATTACAGACACATCAGAAACATCTCCGTTGATAACCAAATCTTTAATCTTATTACAGATTGCAAATTTAAGTCCATTAGGAGTAGCATCAATAGAAGCAATTATTTCATCAATTTTGTCTCTGGTGTAATTGGATTCATCCATCAAATACTCATATTTTTCGTAAGTTCTTGTTAAACCAAACTGATTAATAATTCTATCATCCATTGGTTTTAACCAAAGATTTCTGAAATAACCTTTATGATTTCTCCACATATTTTTGATTGTTTCAACAGTCATTAATTCTGAATGACCAACTTCATCCCATTCGTACATATCATTTGTACGATTATCTTTATATGAAACATTTGAAATAAGAGATACAACTTCAATTTCATCTGAATCACGTAAAGGTTCTACCTTTTTTGTTTCTTTTGTGGTTGTTTTAACTTCATCTACTGAAGAATTGTCAGATGCCACCTTTGTAGCATCTGACTCAACAGTAGACTTAGTTGCAGCTTTAGTTCTTGGCATACTAAATCTCCTTTCTTCTTACATATAGCGTATAACCTTAATAGCATTTAAGCAAATGTAAATACTCCAAAATACTGAGGAAGCATCAGACCAATACCCATAAGGGTCTGTAACTGAATATCAACAGTCATATCGTTGTATTTCTTTCCTGTGGTATCCATATCAGTACGAGTATCACCGATAAACTCTAATTTAATAGGTTTAACATCTCCACCCATAATAAACAGTTTACTATCATCAAGAGCAAGCTCAAATGTACCAGATTTAAGTGTCTGAGGGATAATCATTAACTTATTACCTTCCCAATCACCAATAGAACCTGTATTTGCTTTTGCTTCTTTCTGACTATCAGCAAACATTTTATCAGGAATAATACCAGCAAGCTTTCTTAATGCTCCTTTAGTACCAGCGATAGTTAATGAATCATAACCACCAGCAGCCTGTACTAAATCACAAAGACTACCAACTGCTTCCTCACTGTTACCATTTTTAGAAAACTCAGTAGGAACTGCATTTGCTACATTCTGGAACTGTACATACAGTCTATCCTGAATATATTTATTGATAGATTTATAAATCTTATCTGTAAGCTTCTCAAGAGTAGTAATACCCAGTAAGAATCTCTCAAGCTCTTCGTAAACATGAATAAAAATCCACTCTTTTGGAAGTGTAATTTCTTCTCCAAGGTCTACAGCCTGTCTATTTGTATCCCAGTGATTTCCAGCAAAAGAAGCCACTGAAAGTAATCCACCTTCAGAATAAAATGCTGTTCTATCTCCAAGATAACGGTTTTTCATTTCAACGAAAGCATCAATAAAAGGAGAACTAAGTACATTCTCACTGATGGTTACGTTTGTAATTTCTTCAACAATTTCAAACATAACAATATTGTTACGTCTATAAGCCTGATAAAGTGATGCACCTTTCAGAATGTCATTGTTGATTTTATTTCTTAAATAATCTTCAAGGTCTTTACGACCAACCTTTTCCTTATCAACATGAAGAGAAAATTCACCTCTTGCTAAATCAAGAGCAAGGTCATATACTTTTGTCTCTTCAGCACTAAAATTAGTTCTAGGCATATTATTGTTCCTCCTTCATCAAAATTAAGCTAATGTTTTTACTTTAGCTTCGTAAATTGTTCTGGAATATCCATAGTTATGAGCAGCAGTAGCAATAGTACCACCTGTGATACGTTTTCTCTCTACAGTTGCTTCCATGATTGCACCAGAAGTTGTAGTTTCAGAAGCTACTAACTTACCAGTAGAATCAATTGTAAGAAAAGCTTTCTCTTTAAGCTTCTCTCTAGTTTCAGCAGTAATTCCCTCTGCTGTAATACCAAACTCATCGTTCTTCTTAACAACACGCACTCTAAAAGGAACACCAGCTTCATTAATAAACTTATCCTTTCTCTGATTTGTGATACGGCAAGTATCTTCAGTCCATGCTGGCTGGTCTACAACAACAACAGGTTCGCCCTCTTTAGTACCAGCTACAAATTTGTAAATATTACTTTCACCATCTGCGAGTCCATCCAAATAACCAAAAGTACCATTCTCTACATCAGTTGTTGCAACTGCATCAAAAATTCTTTCTGCGTAGTGAGTAGAACCCATATTTGTTGACTCAAATACTGTATAAATAGCCATATTCAATTACCTCCTTGATTTTATCGTCTACTTACAGGGATATTTCCATATTTTGTAGAAACATATCCTTCGTCACCAGTTGTATCATCCATAACACCAACAGTTAAGCCCTGTGAGTTAGACTTTGTGTAATTTGTCTGTGCAAGGTTTTTTCTTGCATATAAGATTGCACATTTTCCTTCAATATCTTCTAAAGACATATCTGTTTTTAAAGTTTTTAGAGATTCAAATTCTGTATCTCCAGAAAGAGCTGCTTCATAACGTGCAAATTCCGCATCTTTCTTTTTATCAATTTCATCGTCAATTCTAGCCTGTTCTGCACGAACAAATTCATCATATTTAGGCTTTAATTCATCATAATCAGCTTTTACCTGACTATAATTTGTCTCTGCTTCAGCTTTTGCTGTCTCGGCAGTTGTTACCTTTGCTTCCGCATCTGTAACTTTTGAGTATGCAACATTCTCAATTTCAGAAATGTGTGTTCCAAAATCAAAGCTTCCTTCTGGAACAACTTCGCCCTCTTCATAGTTGACATACTGTGTTTTCTTTCTATTTCCTTTGGTAAAGTCAATTGTTGCCTTATCACCACTCATAGTGAATGGGAAGCCATAAAACTGATAATTATTTACTCTATCAACAACAATTACTTCGTTATCCTGAATATCTCTGAGGTAATAGCGAGGTACTTCATCCCCCCATCTATCCTTCATAGTCTCAGCCTGACGAACCATAGTGGAAATATCTGCAAACTGTTCCATAACAGTCTGTGTGAAGTCTGTATTTGGCATAGTTCTAATACCTCCTTTAGTATTTTTCTCATTCACCAATTTGGTGAAAGTTGTAAATTTATCGTTTAATTCACTCTGGATATTCTTAACAAAATCACTAATAGTGAATTGAACTTCAACAGTTGAATTAATCATTGCTGGCTCATAATCTTTTCCTAAGATACAAGCAGCTCTGAATGAAAATTTGGTAAAATGAAAAATTCCATTTTCGTCCTCATAGCCCTCTACAGATGAACCATCATCCCACAATTCCATTGATTGTGATTTAATCAAATCTCTATTGATAATGTTTGAGCTATCTTCGAACATATTCCAAATTAATCCATCAACAACTAAAAATGTTCGTGTTTCTCCATCATCACAAAGTCTTTCTTCATAATGAGCGTTGTTATCCGCACCAGAAGTAATTACACCATATGCAACACCCTGATATTTTCTACGAACACCTTTTTCGTCTTTTGTAATAATATATCTATGGTCAGAACAGTCCTGTTCTCCAGAACGATTGTTTTCAATAAATGCTACAATAGGAATATATCCCAATGTAGGTAACGCATCATCAACAACTGATTTTTCAAAAACACTTCCGTTATAATTCTGACCAAGATGCATTAACCAAATTTTTACTTTTGTAAATCGACAATCTGAATTTTCAATTTCCTCAGTTTTTTGAAACATGACAGGAAAGGATAATACAGATTTTTTAATTTTTGAATCAGCCATATATCCTCCTACCTATCTTTATTGCTATCACGATTTTTAGTTACTTCTCCGCTAACATCCAAAGTTTTTCCTTGAGATTCATTAGTAGGTCTACCAGCTTCCCCACCATTGTATGAAGAGGAGAGGGGGATAAAATTATTGTAAAAATCAAAAATATCTTGATGAATAATTTTTGCTCCTAAAGTTCTTGAAGGGGTCATATCTAAAGTAGCAAGCCATTTATCAATGACATTTGCACCAAGAGTACAAGCTTCTTTATACCTTTTTGATACATTGTCACGATTAAAAATCGTTATATCTAAAAGATAAAAATAGAACTTAAATGTTGACTTATTATATTTTCTCAGTTTGATATATCTGTTCATCCATCGTTCAAACTGACGATATAATCCATAAATGAATCCAGAATCATTTTCCACAGAAAATGTAACCGCTGTACCAGAAGAAGAACCATTAAATAGTTCTTTTGTTTCTCCAGATGCATTGTATATTTCATCAATAGCATCTGAAACATTGTTTCTGGTATTGCTTGAGTCTTTAAAACTAATTGCTTCCCCATCAGAACCAAGGGTATGAATTAAACCAATATCATCACTCATACTTTCTCTGTTGATTTCCGCAAAAATTCCAAGAGTATCTGGAGTTAATAATGGTTTGTCAACCGTTGTTTCATCAATTGGAACTTTAACCATAATTGCCTTATAGTTATCAGTTCTTGCAGATTGCAATTTGAGTTTTTTATAAACATCTAAATCTAAAATATCCCTAACCAATCCAATAAGAAGAGGGTAGGGATATGTCCACTGACTATTCAATTTTACACAAATCTGCCTGTCTGCTGGTGGGTAATACCAATTGCTACTCAACTTTCCATCCTGAAAATCAAGATAAGCCTTTTGAACGTAATCAGGATAAGCTGACAACTTCTGAGGTTGAATAGCAGAAAGATTAATAATAAAATTATATAATCCATCTTGAACCTCATATAATCGACATATTTTATAATTTATTTGTTGAATAAAAAAATCAGTTTGATTTTCAACAAGTAAACCACAATATATATCTTGATAAGGAATTACCTTCATAATTTTAGCAAATTCATGTTTTAGATTCATTGTTTCAAGCTTTGCAGCCAAATTTCCATATAGTTTTTTTATAGTAGTGATATTGGCATTTTCTTTGACATCATATAAATCAATCCACCAACAAAATAATGCCATATTACTATAAAGACTATTTAAACGAAAATAATGTGGAGAAATATGCATAAGTTCTTCAGAAATAGCCAATAAGATTCGCCAACCCTGTTTAGGGTATTTTAGAGCCAATTCAGCATCTTCCAATTTTACTTCACCAATATAGCCTGTTTCTATAATATGTGAATTTGTACACAAATCTCTTAACATCAAACGCTGAAAAGCACTCCAATTTATTTTTCCATTTTTCTCGCTTTTAGAAAAATCACGTTCATCTTTTTCATAGTCTGCTTTTGAATACACAGGAACATAAGCATATTTTTTCTGAGAATTTTGAGACTTATTTCTGTTTCGTTTTCTACTCATGCATATCTCACCTCCTTTAATAAGCTCTAGGCTTTTTATTTAATTTCCGTAATTTACTAGCATATTCTTCGGCATTAAATCCACTCTTAGGTTTCCTCAACATCTCTCTTTCAAGTTGACATTGAACCCAATAGTTGTATGCTAAAGAACTATATCTATCCTTACGCATACCGCTTTTTTCTGTGATTTTAATATTTGTTCCCTTGATTTCATGCTCCAGATTAATTAACTCATACACAAGAAGAGTAGTCTGGACATAAGGCATTTTATACTGCATCTGTTCATAAGGAAGCATTTTATTAAATCCTTTAATTCTATCTTTCAAAATCTCTTCAGATTCAAATTCAGAAACCAAAAGATTTATTTTTCCTAATTGGAAACCACTTCTTAATAAAATACAAGCTTCATTATTAAAGTTGGCATTAGCTTTTATAGACCAAATAACTTTTGGAGCATTTTCAACTTTACATCTTTCTGCCATGAGCTTGTCGTTACAACAAGATAATGCTGGATATAATTCACCTGTTTCATGGTCTAACATATCTTGAACAAGAGCATCATATACACCAAGACCAACACCATTTGTATCAATAACTAAATCGGTACATTTATATTGATGATATAATCTTCGAACTATTAATGCTAATTCATCCGTTGTTAAACCTTCGTGATTTTCAAGGAATACAATATTTGACAAATAATTATTATTACTTGTTGGAATAGCACTATTTATAATAATAGAGCTGGCATCATTTTTGTTTTTCTTTGATGCCATTAACGCAACGTCAACTGATAATATTCGTCTTTCATTTGGAAGTAATTCAGGAATTTTTAACAATCTACTATTACCAGTTATACTTGGTGGATATATAGCAGTTTGTAATTTCCTACGTTGGGTAATATCATCAAATGTAAAGAAAGCACCATCTGTATCTCCATACCATAAACATTCCATTTCCATAGAAAACTTTGTCTCATCAAAATCGCTTTCAGACATTTCATCTTCAATCTGTTCTCTTGAGAGTAAACCTTCCATAATAGAAATTTGGTATGGTAATCCACAAATAAAATATTTTTTCTTATCATCCAATGTATTAACTACATATGCTTTTGCTTTTTCGAAACTCCAATGACTTTTATACCATGCAGAACTCATATAGATTTCTTTGTTTCGCTCAAGCAAATGAGCATACTTAGGATTGTTTAAATAATTTGGCTGTCTAGGTGCAGTTAAGAATCTTTTTAAAACTGTATTAATAGTATCCAAATCAACCATTCGGAACTCATCAATAATCAGAATATTCGCACGATTACCACGACCACTATCAGCAGCAGTAACAACCTTTATCCAAGAACCATTCTTAAACTCAATAACAGCTTTGTTATTACCAACAACACTGTATGAAATTTCGTTCTTTAAATTTTCAGACCCCCAACCATAGTTTTTCATAAAATCGTCTGTGATTTTAGATAAAACCTCATTTGCCTGTGGTCTGGTTGCAGAAGCTATACATATTTTAGTCTTAGGGAATAAAATACATCGGACTATACAAAATAGAGCAGTAAGCCACGTTTTTCCTTGTCCTCTGGCAGCTACATACATAAAATAGTTGTTACGCATCATTTCAAAAAGCAATATCTTTTGAAATAATTTCAAATTTATATTCAAATAATCCTTTACAAATCTTTGAGGATTACACCTGTAAAATGAAGCCCAAATTGCAATTCCTTCCATTAAACGCTGGGCTTTTTCTTTTATAATCTGTTTTTCAGATTTTTTTCGGGATGTTTCTGCCATATAAGCAACACCCCCTATTCAGAATCATGATTGCCAAAAATTGCATCAAAAATAACTTCTGAACTATCATCACTATCATATTCGGGTTTATTAACCGTATATTTTTTGATGAATTTTGTATATAAATTGGAAAATGCATTTTTAATTCCCATCATCTTAGAGAGATGCCCTCTAAAAAATACATCCATATAGAGTCCGATTTTATCAACATCTTGTAGTTGTTCATCTATCTCTGGAAGAGGACGAGTATTTTCCCATTTATCAATTAAAGTACCAAATGTTTGAGCATCAGACATCGTATCTGAAGAATTTTGTTTTGGTTGCAATTTTGCTGTATCCAACAATTTTCTAAATGTCTCAGTCAAATCCTTGGTATCCTGTTTTGCTTTAGTTGCTTTTAAAAGTTCAAGCTGAGTAAAACATATCTGTTTAAAAACCTCTTCTTGAGCTTTTGTATTACATTCATGCCGAGTAGTCCAATCATCGTATTGTTCCTGAAGAAATTCATAATCTTCATCTGGAAATCCTTCTCCCCAAAATCTTCGGGTTTTCTTATTGATTCTTGAACCAGTCTTTTTATACGAACTATCATCATCCGCATTACTCTTTTCGTAATCAAATAGAGTAGTGTCATAATTCTTTTTTCGATATTGTCGTAAATTTACCAACTGAAAATAGGAAGAAACCAATGATTGATTAGGCTGATTCTGAGAATTTCTATTTGCAGTATCAAAAATAGCATCACTATAATAAATGTTTAATCCCATGCATAAACGCTTGATGGCTTTCTGCTCTGGGAAATCACAACCTTCTGAAGCATATTTCTCAACATAATGCGTATAAATTTCATTTATACAATTTTTGCAATATGGTATTTTTCCAGAACCCTGAAAAAACACACTATTAGAATCATAAAATTCAGTTTCTTCATAATCTGTTTTACAATTACAACATTGAAGTGTCGTAACCGTAGGTTTTTTGCTCATTGCTTTTGAAGGTCTACCCATTACGACACCACCTTTCTATAAAAATAAGAGCGAATATAAAGATTCGCTCTTACTCAAAATTTGTCATTATAATATTTTTTAGACCTTTATTTTTATCCCAAATAAAACACTGACACTTTTTAATTGCACCAACATAACCACTATTATGATGCCAAGCATCTGTTCCTGTAAAAGAAGATAAGTTTCTGATAATGATTCCATTTACCTCTCTTACGTGTTCACTATGTAAATGCCCCATATGTATTTCGTGAAACTTAGTTCTACCCCAAGCTTCTCTAGCTTCAATCTGCATTAATCCTTCAATACGTTTCTTTTCTTTGTCACCATGAGTAAATCCAATAAGGTTGTTTCCATATTCAATATATTTTCTAGGTGATGTATCTGTATTAACCATTACATTTTCATTATTATGAAAGAAACATTGTAATGAACAAATTGCATGATATGAAGAAAGAAAATCATGGTTTCCATTTATACAAAACACTTCAACTGGAGCAAGTTGAGATAATTTAAGAATATTTTCAATTAAACATTCCAACCCATATTTGAAAATTAATTGTGGACTTAAATCTGTATCCTGTCTTGTGCCAGCAGTAGTAGTACAATTTACATTATCTACATGAAAGAAATCAGAACCAACAGGAAAAATAATTTTTTCAAATTTCATTCCTGAAACATTTGATATAATATTATCAACAACAGAATTTACACATTCTTTTGCTAAATTATAATTATATGGTTCTGCAACATCTTCAGACATACTTAATTTTCCAAAATGCACATCTTCTATAGGTACTTCTAGCATTAATTCACTCTGAGAAGGTTTTAAATCCTTAACAATAGGAGAGGTGTATTTATTCACCAACTCACTATAAAATGTATCTATCTGCTCCAGAGTTAAATCTACTATAGGTTTCACCGTAATAAAACTTGCATACAAAGTAACAATACCATCTTGTTTGCTAATTACTTGGCGAATATTATTTCTTGCACTAACAATTTTCCAACAAGCAGTATCAAAACCATGTGCCTTTAAAATGAATGAAGGGTCTTTTGAATCTTCCTCATTCATAATCAAAAGCTTGTTAGATGAATATGTACCATCTTTATTAATAGATGTTTCAGAATTAAAATTCTTTTGCATTTTTGCAATAGCATCATCATCTGATGTATCTTCTTTTTGATTGAAATATTCTGCAACAAAAGCACCACCGAAAATTGTTCCATTTGCTTTTCGAAGCGTATCTGCTGAAATCTGCAAGTTATACTTATTACAAATTTCTTGCCAATCAATATCATTGATATTGTTTTTTTTATCAATAATTAACTGGACACACTCTTCATACTGCTCAGAGGTTAATCCAAGTTTAGATATTTCATCTGTTAGATTCATTTTCTCAGTCCTTTCATTGCATAATTTTAATAGCGGAAGCGAAGGGATTCGAACCCCTATGCCGATTCACACCGACCTATCTGTTTTCAGGACAGACCTCTTCACCAGTTTGAGTACACTTCCATAAACATCCGTATTCGGATTCGAACCGAAAACAACCGCTTTAGAAGAACGATGCTCTAATTCCATTGAGCTATACGGATACAAGCATTATATGGGAATCGAACCCATATCGTCTGATTGGAAATCAGAAATCATAGCCTTTAGACCAATAATGCATAAGCTCCCACACAGATTCGAACTGTGACTAATTGATTACAAGTCAAACGTGCTGCCATTATCACTATAGGAGCAATAGTGGATGTGAAAGGACTTGAACCTTCGATATACTGGTTAAAAGCCAGTTGCCATACCGCTTGGCTACACATCCAAAATGGAACTGGTGGGATTTGAACCCACAACCTTCTGCTTGCAAAGCAGTTATTCTCCCATTAGAACTACAATCCCATACGGAAAGCATTAGAATCGAACTAAATACCTTTCGGTACGCACTGTTTAGCAGACAGGCTCTATACCATATAGATTTACTCTCCAAAAGGTGTATTGAAGGAATCGAACCCTCAACCATAGAATCACAATCTAGCGTTTTACCATTAAACTAAATACACCATAATGACTTCGGAGGGAATCGAACCCATCAATCCCACCTTGAAAGAGTGGTGTCTTAACCATTTGACCACGAAGCCATAATTAAGGTCATTGCTTACCTTAATGCAGTAGGTTTTCATCTGCTATAACTCCGCAAAGTTATACCATTATTAATGCGGAAGTGAGATTCGAACTCACGACACCCAGCTTATGAGACTGGTAAGCTAACCGCTGCTTTATTCCGCAATAGAAATAGAATGTGTCAGATTTGAACTGCTCCCCATGACCCCAAATCACGTATGCTACCATTACACCACACACTCTAAAATAAAGGTTCTCATTATGTAGAGAAGCACAATGCTGGTGACGAGATTTGAACTCGTACTGCTATATGCAATTGGGGCTTAAACCCAATGTGTCTGCCAATTCCACCACACCAGCAAATTAGTGAAAGAGAGGATTTGAACCTCTACCTTCCGTTGTCTTATTCATAAATTCGGATATTCTACTTTTAAAATACTTTCACTATAAATGGGAGAGGTAGGATTCGAACCCACAATGTATCTTACGTCACTGATTTACAGTCAGCTTGCTTCACCATTTTGCATACTCGCCCATAAAACAGGAAGTTAAGGATTCGAACCCTAAACTTACAGTTTTGGAGACTGTTGTGTTGCCATTACACCAACTTCCTATAAGCTCCCCCAACAGGACTTGAACCTGTGACATTCTGGTTAACAGCCAGACGCTCTACCAACTGAGCTATAAGGGAATAATTAGAACGAAATCATCCAACTTTTGTTGAACTACATTCCAATAAGCGACTCTATTGGGAATCGAACCCAAATCTTCCGAGAGACAGTCGGATATAATTGCCTTTATACCATAGAGCCAAAGTCGGGTGTATGTACACCCTCATTAAGAAAGGTTAAATATGAATGTAAGAAGTAACCACAAGAATCAACAGGTGGTTTTATATAAACAGTTTAACTGCTTATAACAAATTAAGAATTAATCTTTTCCTGATAATTGCGTGTAATATTAGCTTTCACTTTAATATGTTCCGCAACAGTAATGTTCTTTCCAGTAAGGTTATTTTTCTTAACCTTCTCAGGAACATGAGAACTTTCAAGAGTAATTCCTTCAAATAATTTTACTGAAACATCTGTCTTAGGTGTAGCATAAGCAAGTGCTTCAACTACAGTATCTTCTAAAGAGTTATATATAGAACGTACAAGAGCAATATCTTTATGCTCTGCATCCGCAATACGCTTAATAAGACGTTCTTTTGTGAACTTTTCTTTATTAACTGTACCCATTGGTATAACCTCCTTCTTACTTAAATTTCATGGGAATTTTTTAAAACTACACAAATTAGCTTGTTTTCCCCCTAATGAACATTTCAAAAAATTTAAAAGCCCTTAAAACAAGGGCTTTTAAAAATTCTCAATTTTGGCATATAACCTTAATTGTAAGACTTTTATAAAATTTTTTGACCCGACTTCATTTTGTTTCTTCTTGCTCTTTGAGTCTCTAATTTACGATTTTTTCTATATTCTTCATAACAATCTGGACATCTGCAAGTATTATTATTTTTTGTCAACACATCAAACCATTCTCCGCAATCTACACACTGAATACTTTTATGATTATTTTTACATCCATTTTCTTTTATATTTTCATAAATGATATTTCCATAACATAACCATAATGCAACTTTGTGTTTACTTTTCTTAATTCCGTATAAATATTTTACAAGTATGTCGGCTATTTCTGATTCACTATATCCAAATTCAGATAAA